CGGAGATCTTTATGAGTTGACCTCGGAAGAAAGCGATTATGGTAGCGACAATGGGTTAAGTTCAGTAAAACTATTTACAGAAACTGACACTTCCGATTCTGATGGTGTGGGATCCGACCCACTCCTGTCAGAATCAACCTATAATGTAGAACCAGAGACAATGCCTTTCGTTAGTGGTTTACAAACAACTCCCACAATAAGATTTGGAGAAATGTCTTCAACAACCGGAAGCACCTTTGACACTGCTGGCGGTGGCGCATACTTAGATGATCTGATTGACATTGGCCAGAAGTATCCTAGAAAAACAATTGACTATGACAACGACAGAGGCAAAAACTCCGCAGAAGATCTTGGTTTAAAAATTATAAGAGCCAAAGGTATTAATACTGATACTATATATTGGCCATCTCAGGGTTCTCATGTTGCTCTCAATCCTATGGTAGAACATATCTATGACATTGCTCCCAACGAAAACGAAAAAGACCTGAGGGAGCAATTAGAAAATGGTGGCACTACACATTACTGGAGAAGCGGAACCTTTGATCACTATCTATCTGATATCTCTATAGGTTGCGACGCCCATTCAATCTTCCACAAACATTATCCATCTAGATATAGACCAGTATCTAGATACGCCAATACAATGTTGGCTTTATCTTTCAAATGGGATATTCAACGGTATAGACCGCCTCTTCATCCACAAACCTTTTTTGCAGTTAATAATAGAGAAAGGGATGACCTAGCCCCCCATGTCATACATTTTGGCTCACAAGTAGAAACTAAAAGTTCTGTAAGCTATGCGAATAACGCCCCGACAGGGGGTTCTTCTGCAAATTCAGTTTATCAACCAATTAAGACTCCTGGAGCACAAAGTAAATTTAAGGCTTACAAAGATATCCCTGTAATGTTTGAAACTGAGTTCTTTAGCCCATATGGGTTTCCCTCTAGGAAACTACCATACTTCAGCGGTTACGGTTTTGATAGTAGACATATAGATCATGAAGGTTTTTGGAGACACCGAGACCATTGGGCTCAGGACAATAACTATCCAGGTACAGTGTTTTCTTCTAGCTTATTGCCATATGAAGCATCTGGTGCGCATCAAGGTCAGCTTGCAGAAGCCAAAGACGTTGAGGGCATCGGGGTCGACAACTTGATGGACACAGATCAACCATATGGAGATTTTGTAGACTTAGGCTACACATTTAGGGTAGTTTGCGTTGATAAAGATCCTTTAGACGACGATTGCCCGATTTACGAATTATATGTTAGTAATGGCGGTAGCCTAATGAATTTTGAGTACCCAGATGGTACTTATTGTAGGACAGTTTTTAACGAACTTAGGGAAGATAACGATTTCTTACTAAAAGGAACTGAGTCTGTTCTAGATAACAACGGAAAACGTATTGAAAGATTAGTATCCAGATTTAAACCTGCAAGAGATCCTGGAGGTAATGGGGATATCGCAGATCAGGATTGGCGAATGTTCTCGATTACTCTACAAGATCATTCAGAATACCCAAGAAATGAAATGTTATTTGATAAGTACGCCCGAGACAATAGCTTACTTGACGGCAAAGAACTTATAGACAATAGGATGAGCCTTGGGAAAGAACCAGATGTTACATTCAGCGAAATTGCCGAATTTCACGGAGAGCCAATACATACAGATGTATCCTTAAGATTTGAAGATTATCCTGACGCAGACCCTACATATCAGGCAACTCATGATCGATTAGCCGATGGTGCTACGACTTTTACAGTACAAGGACAAAACGAAATCCCTTCTCACTTAAGAGGGAATAGTCTTGCCAGGAATCTTTTTCTTGGTACATTAAACCCCTCCGCCACCGCTAGTTTTGTTCAGCAAGGGATTGCCCCTGAAGTGCATTATAAAGTGGATGGTACTCGTGGGTTGAGATTCAGATCTACTGATGGAAAAAGAAAACAAATTCAGTTTGGTGCTGTTGATTGGACGGGAACTTCTATTTCGCCTAACGGCAGAAATTTCTTCTATCCAACAAATACTGATATTCATGTCAGATTTAGGGATCCTAACGGTGATCTAGATTCAAGCCTAGATGCGTTTGTTAGAATAGCGTCTCAAGATATCGGGCAGGCTGGTTTTACAGTAATTGATATACCAGCTGAAGGTTATAGCGAAACATTATTATTCACTGACACAAGTGCTGGTCCTAGCGAAGCTAATTACAATTTGTATGGTTTTTACGAAGTCACAGGAATAAATGTTGAATTGGTTAATAGTGAAATCGTGGGTAGAGAATCATTAACCGAAGAACCTACCAGTGAAACAACCTATATCCCTGACGTTACTATACTAGATGACTTAACAACAATTCATGGGTTTAAGTCTTTGAATCAAGACTTTAGGGGTGACAATAAAGGGGATTCTGGTCCATTCGATTATAATAACAGTAGCCAGTCAGTTTCAGATGGAACTAACCCGAATAGGCATGAAGATGCTGATGGTGAGGTTCACTTATCTTCGGTGAAATTCTTGACAGATGTCGATCGGGAAGGATTCGGAAATAAAGATAAGTATGGTTCTAGGTCACCCTATGTAACACCTATAAGAATTGGTAACCAAATTGGTGCTCAAGTAGCTGGAAAAATCGTCACTAGGTTCGCATATAATTATCCTAGTGACACGGGTAATTGGAATAGTGATGTTGGTTCAAACCATTGGGGATATGATGGTAAAAGAACAGAGTTAGATAATCTGGAAATTGGAGCAGCCTCTAAATTTGAAAGGGTGCATTCACTAAGAATACATGGAGTTCAACCTGTTGACGATTCTGGAGCAGGTTTGCTCAGCTTGTCTCAGAATCATATAATAGACGAAATATTCTTTAGAACAAAATTCCAAGGATTAATTACATACCCAAATGTTTACAGCTTCTATATACAGAGGTTGGAAGACGATACCCTTGTTGCAAGATCCCGAAAATATCGGGATGCTAATAATGGAGTACCCAACTTTTCTTATTCCGATGCAAAAGGCGGTAATACAGCAGCTGGACAGGCTGCAAGAACTCAAATTTATGTGGAAGTTGGAGCCGTGCTAAATTTATCGTATATGCCTGAATTACCTAATGAGTTACCCGATACCGCCCAGAAAAATTGGCTGATAGATAATTATGATAACTCAGAAATCTCATCTACAGATTTTCTAATTGTGAAAAGTAGTAAAACAGGTGGCGATATAGATATGGATGATGTGGATGCTAACCCATTAGGGATAGGTATGGCGTATCCTGATGCTGGTGATAATTATGTCAAAGGGACAGTCATGTCAAGCCACACAGATTATGGTCACCGAATATATAAGTCAAACTTTATCGAATCAGGACATTATAGCTATGATGAAGATGAATACCCAGTCTCGAAAACTGGGATGTTACGCTGGGACACTCAATTTACTACCCCAGGAACTTACTATATAGTATATTCTGGGACTGATTCATCGGTAGATCCGGAAACAGCATATATAGAAGTTGTTGTTGCGGAATATGGAAATACATAGCAAACAGCTTTTATATAAATTAAAATAAACTAACAGGAAATTGAAATGAAAGAAAATGATATTATTACTATAGTATGTGTAGCAGGAGAATACATCGGTAAACTTAAAGGCGAGATTGGAGCAACAATCACCTTAAAAGATCCCCGCATGTTGGTACAGAATGAGAATGGCATGGGATTTGCTCCTGGAGTTGCCATGACTGGTACTAAAGAACCTAAAGAGGTTGTGTTCCAGCAGTACGTGTTTGTAACTGAAACTAACAAAGAAGTTTCAGATGCTTACCGTCAAATGGTTTCTGGTATTGTACTTGCTGGTGCTGGCGGATCTCAAGCAGGTGCTGGCGGGATTCAAATGCCATAAATAAACCTTTACTTTTTGATTGAAGTATAGTATAATAGCACCATTGATTTATTATTTTATTATGGAGATGTAACATGAGCGACTTCCTTTGGGTGGAGAAATACCGCCCAGCTACAATTGATCAAGCTATCCTACCAACTCAACTCAACAAAACTTTCAGCGAAATCGTAAGCGGTGGAGAGCTTCCTAATATGCTCTTCACTGGTACGGCTGGTGTCGGTAAAACGACAGTCGCTAAAGCATTGTGTAATGAGTTGGGGTTGGATTGGATAATCATAAACGGATCTGAAAGCGGTAATATTGATACCCTGCGTACTAAGATTCGTCACTTTGCTTCTACTGTTTCACTACAGGGTGGTTACAAAGTGGTTATCCTAGATGAGGCTGATTATCTGAATGCGCAATCTACTCAACCTGCTTTGCGTGGGTTTATTGAAGAGTTTGCCAATAACTGTAGATTTATCCTAACCTGTAACTTCAAAAACAAGATCATTGAACCACTACATTCTCGTTGTTCGGTCTATGATTTCAATATTCCCAAAGACGAAAAGCCAAACCTTGCTGCTGGTATGTTCAAGCGTGTGTGCGAGATACTAACTAGTGAGGGAGTAACCTACGACCAAAAAGTAATTGTAGAACTAGTTAACAAACACTTCCCTGACTTCCGTCGAGTAATCAATGAGTGTCAGAGATATTCTTTATCTGGTACAATTGATGCTGGTATATTGATCAACCTTCAAGACGAGAATATCAAGTCTCTTGTAGATTACCTCAAGAAAAAGAACTTCAAGTCTATGCGTTCATGGGTTGCTAATAATATGGACGTAGAACCCTCTGTTGTGTTCCGTAGAATCTACGACACGATGTATGATTTCGTAGAGCCAAACTCTATCCCTCAACTTGTTATTATCCTAGCAGACTATCAATACAAAGATGCGTTTGTTGCTGACCACGAACTTAACCTTGTTGCTTGTATGACTGAGGTTATGGGATCCGTGGAGTTTAAACGATGAACCCATTCGAGTTCTTAAAGTCAATCAACTCTTCCAAAAAAGATATAATGGTAGATGATGATGCTGAGAAAGGATATAACCCATTTATCGTGAACCGTGGTCTCTCACAGTTCCTAGATACAATACTGTTTGCAAATGAGATGAATCGTTATCACCACCTTGATAACAAACTGCAGTTTCATTATCTTATAAATAGTATTAGGAAGGGAAAACGCTTCTCCAAGTGGGCAAAAGCAGATTCCCTTGATAACATCGAAGTGGTCAAAGAATACTTCGGTTATGGCAGTGAGAGAGCACGTGAGGCGTTACGATTGCTATCTGATGAACAATTAATTGAATTGAAGAATAAGGTAGATAAAGGTGGAACTAGAAGATCAAAAACCAATTGAGTGGACTCCAGCTTCAATGCTGGAAGTACGATTAAGCCATCCTGACGACTTTTTAAAAGTTCGTGAAACGTTGACGAGAATGGGTGTGGCTTCTCGTAAGGATAACAAACTGTATCAGTCTTGTCATATATTACACAAGCAAGGTAGATACTTTATCATTCATTTTAAAGAACTCTTTATGTTGGATGGTAAACCGAGTAACCTTATGGAGAATGACGTAGAAAGGAGAAACACCATTGCGACTTTGTTGTCTGACTGGGGTTTATTAGATCTTGTTGAAGAAGAACAAGCAGAAAATAAAGCACCATTAAGGCAGATTAAGATTATCTCTCATAAAGAAAAACACGACTGGGAACTTTGTCCAAAGTACAACATAGGTGTAAAGTAAATGCTAAGTTTTAAGACTTATCTCGAGGAAGGAGTAAACGATCCTGCCATTTTCAAGGCAGTATTTTTGGCTGGTGGTCCAGGAAGTGGTAAGTCTTTTGTGGTCGGTAAGACCGCATTACAAGCATTAGGGTTTAAACTAATAAACTCAGACGATGCTTTTGAGAAAGGATTAAAGAAAGCTGGGTTGACTATGGATCCAGAAGCTCTCTTTTCGGTTCAAGGTCAAGATGTACGTGCCAAGTCAAAGGCACTTACTGGTAAAAAGATGGAACGTGCCGTCGAGGGTAGACTTGGTCTAGTGATAGACGGCACTGGTAAGGACTATGCAAAGATCAAGAAACAGGTTGACATGCTTCGTAAAGTTGGGTATGCTGTTGCTATGATCTTTGTAAATACCGATTTAGATACTGCCCTTGAGCGTAACAGAAACAGATCAAGATCTCTACCAGACGATAGCGTAGAAGATATGTGGAAAGACGTACAAAAGAATATAGGTAAATTTCAGAATCTATTCCGTGATAGACTAACGATTGTTGATAACTCTACTAGTTCAGACGTTGAACGTGGGACTATGAGTGCATACAAGAAGATTATGGTGTGGTCTAAAAAACCACCTGAAAACAAAATTGCTGCTAAATGGATTAAGTCTCAAAAGAAATCCTAGCAATTGTTTGGTCCACGTAGAGACCCGCATTGGTTCATGCGTTAAAAGAATCGTATAATCCTAATAGGAGAAATGCGATGAGTTACGAACTAACTTACAGAGGTGTAAAATACACCAAACAAGTTAAAGCTACTTCTGGCGTCAAGAAAGCGTCTAAGTAAGTTTAACATCTAGGGGGGTTTAATTACCCCTCGTTTTTCAAACATAAGTTTATATCTTATAAATAAAGTCGGAATGCCGAGTTGTCGGGTTCCATATTAATCTTGCTTTAAACAAAGGAGAAAAGACATGACTAATATCAATGTTAAATCACTATTCCCACGCTCAGCGTTTGTTGGGTTTGACCATTTATTCGACGAGTTAGATAAGGTCGCAAGACACGCTAACGATCATTATCCCCCACATAACATCCTCAAAGTTGATGATGAGAATTATATGGTGGAGTTGGCTGTTGCTGGTTTTGCTGAAGACGAGCTTGAAATTGAAGTCAAAGACCGCACACTCTTTGTTCGAGGAGAACATAAAAATAGAGGTCGATCGTATATTCACAAAGGCATTAGTGCCAAGAAGTTCAATCGTTCCTTTAGAATATCTGAGTATGTCGAAGTTCACGGAGCCGATCTGAAGGATGGAATCCTTGCTGTTCAGCTGAAGGTAGTAATCCCAGAAGAGAAGCGTCCCCGCAAGATCGAAATCGGATCTACTGGGGCATCAAAGAAAGAAACGTTTATTCAAGACTAAACGTTTTGACAGCGAAAACCTAGTAGATTGTTGAAACACAATTTACTGGAGTTAATCATGAAAAAGAAACATGATAATATCAGGTCTGGATTCGAAGCAATTATAATTTTAAGTGCAGCTTTATTGATTGCACCTGCTACTATTGTTATTGCTGCGTTTCCATCTGCTATAATTTAGAGATTGGGGAGGGTGAGATTCCCTCCCAACTTTATTAAAATATCCCTTGACTTTTACCATTAAATGCGGTATAATATACTATATGATGAATAATACTTTCTACACCTCAGTTAGCAGATTCTCTAACGACATACTTGTCCGTGGATATCGTGATGGGAATAAATATTCCGAACGTGTCCGTTTCTCACCAACCCTATATGTCCCAGCTGAAGGCGGTGATTGGAAATCCTTAACAGGTGCACCACTCAAGCCAATAGACTTCGATACAATGCGTGAAGCAAGGGAGTTTATCCAGCAATATGGGGATACCTCTAACTTCAAGATTCACGGCAATACAAATTACATTGCTCAGTATGTTCAGGAAAAGTATCCAGGAACTATTGAGTTCAATCGTGACATTATCAATGTCACTACCATCGATATTGAGGTCGCTTCCGACGAGGGATTCCCTGAACCTCAATATGCAGATCACCCAGTAATCACAATTACTCTTAAGAATAATATCGATAACATATATTATGTTTGGGGTCTGGGCGACTACGATACCTCTAAGTCCATTATGCAGGACAATCAAGTTATCTACAAGAAGTGCGAGTCCGAAGCCAGATTACTTATGGAGTTTGTTACCCATTGGTCTAATGCTCGGTTCATGCCAGATGTAATTACTGGTTGGAACTCAACTCTGTTTGATATGACCTATATGATCAACCGAATAACTAAAGTGATTGGTCAGGATATGGCTAAGAAACTATCACCTTGGGGTAAAATCGACGAGCGCAAGGTTACTATCAAAGGTAAGACCGAGCAGAAGTTTGAGATCAAAGGTGTTGAGCAGATAGATTATTTGGATCTCTATAGGAAGTTTACCTATACTGCCGAAGAGTCATACAAACTTGACCATATTGCCCATGTTGTTTTGGGGGAGAACAAGTTATCCTATGAGGAGTATGGTAATCTCTTTACTCTGTACAAACACGATCACCAGAAGTTCGTTGACTATAATATCAAAGACGTAGAACTAGTTGACCGACTAGAAGATAAGATGGGTCTCATCACCTTGTGTATGACTCTGGCGTACAAAGCTGGGGTAAACTACAGCGATGCGTTTGGTACTACTGGTATTTGGGATACGTTCCTCTATCGAGAACTATACGAAAAGAAAACAGCAGT